TGTTACTGGATATCATCTTAACCTACGCAAAGTAAGAGATGAAGCTGATAGCATTATTAAAAAATTAGAAGATGCAAAGCTAACGATAGACCCACCAGCTACACCGAGCAGAAAGTTTCTATAATGGATAATAGGACAATATCAGACCTAGCTTTAGCTGGTGCAAGCATATCAACTCCAGTTTGGTTGAGCGGTGCTAATGAATGGCTAACTTTTATAGTGTTAGTTCTTGGTGCTGTTCTTGCTTCTATGCGTATCTATGCAATGATTAAAGGCAAAGGCTCTGAGTAATGGTTGATCCAGTATCAGCAATAGCTATTGCAGGTACAGCTTTCAATGCACTAAAGAAAGGTGTATCCATTGGTAGAGACATCGAGACCATGGGCAAAGACCTTTCTCGATGGATGTCTGCCGTATCTGATGTTGATAGAGCGCATCATGAGGCAAAGAACCCACCTATATTTAAAAAACTATTCAATGGTGCATCTGTTGAGCAAGAAGCTATAGAGTTATTTACTCAAAAGAAACAACTTGAGAATCAAAGAGATGAATTGCGTAAGTTAATATCTTCTATGTGTGGGCCTAGTGCTTGGCAAGAACTTATTCGTATGGAAAAAGATATTAGGCAACAGCGCAAAGAAACTATTTACAAACAACGTGAAGCTCGTAAACATTTCATGGAAGCAATAGCCATAGTATTTTTAGGAATAACTATTGTAGGTTTTTTTGTTTTGATACTTTATCTTTGGCATAATAAAGGAGGTTAAATGATTCAACTATTATCACCATTACTTAATCTCGGCACTACATTTGTAGAAGGCCAGATAAGTAAATCAAAAGCTAAGGCTAATCTTGCACAGACAGAAGCTGAAGCCAAAGCAGAGATTATGAAAACAGCGGCTACCCATGATAGTAAATGGGAGCTGATTATGGCAGAATCTACAAAAGGTTCTTGGAAAGATGAGTTAGTTACAATAGTTGTACTTATACCTGTCATACTAGTGTTTATTCCAGGAATGGAAAAGGTTGTAGAAAATGGCTTTAATCGTCTTAGTGAGTTACCTGATTGGTATCAGTATCTTGTGTTTCTGGTGTGTAGTGCTGCACTTGGTATTAAAGGCATGGATAAGTTTAAAGGTAAAAAATGACAGCAGAAAATATTATGAAATGGAAGTTGCTTCCAAGGTTTATGATGCTCGTTATGACTGTGATGTATATAAGAGTCATAGAGTGGTTTATGAGTATTCCTATGGAAACGGTCACACCAGAAGCTACAGCCCTTACAGCAACTGTTACTGGGGCAATGACGGGTGCTTTTGGTCTGTGGTTAGGTAGCGAAAGTAAAAATCATTGAGTATTATAAAGATAACTGATAAGCTTTAATTACACTGCCCACACTGGCGGTTGTATGGGGAAGGGGAGCGGTCTAGGCATTAACTAACCGCTCTCTTTTTATTCAAAAACTTTTACATTCAATCCATTGCCGTCAATAATATCATCAATGAGTATATTAATAAGCATAGCTATATTTTGATTTCTAAAACATGATTTTTTGTCATATATAAAATATGATGATTTGCCGTCAACATCGTCTGTAATAACAACTGATATAATTATTCTATCGTCGTCAAGGTCTGATAAAGATACAAATAACTGTCTGTAATTGGAATGTATTGTTGAGCCAGTTATCCATAAACAGTCCTCGTATTGAGAAGATTCACCACCAAATATTATTGCTCTATTGCATAACATTTTTTGTAATGCTTTGTCTGAAAGCATTTGGTTATACATTGTCATTACTTCATCTTTCTAGAAAGGTCTTTAAACTCATAGAACTCATCAAAGCTTACTTTACCATTCCATTCATTATTGTCATAACAAGAACAGCATATGAATATATTACTTGCAGTGATTACATATGAACCATTCTTGTTATCAATCATGTTTCCACAAACTCTACATCTATCAAACCTGACTAGATTTTTATGTTTTGAGTTTGTTTTTCTTTGTTTTGAAAGCATCAGTAACTTTTTGTTTTGATTGTTTGCCAAGTTTGCCAATCGAGCTTGCATAAAAACGCCAAGAATCGTCAAGTTCTTGAGTTGAAGTAGCTTTCTCAAAAGCTTCAATAATCAGAGAATTATCTTCCTCATCCAAGTCCATAGGCAAGTCCTCACCTGCATAGACATTTAAGCCAAGACCATGAAAAGCGATTGCCTTGACAAGACAACGTTGCAAAGCCTTGTTGACAGCACCACCATCAGGAAACTGTATAGCTTGGTTTCTGTTGTCCATAACGTAATGTATTTCTTGGTGTGATATACCTTCTATAGTAACTGTAACAGCTACGAATGTATTGCCTTTAGTATCACGCATAAATGGTAATGGATTGTCTTGATTGTCACGAAATATATGTTTCTCGAATGTAGCATCTGGATACTTCTCTTTGACATAAGCCCATGCCCAAGCCCAAGATAGATAATCAAACTTACCCTTTTGCTCTACTTCTTTTGATACATCAAAACGTGATAGTGTTTGCCATGTATTACTCATCTTTCATATACTCCTTGAATTGATTTCTTAATTCCCACCCAATTCTGTCCAGATTAATTATGTCATCTATAGAAGGGTGGTATAAATCGCTGTAACATGATGTTATCGCTTGTATAGATTCAACTGTTTTCTCTAAACATTCTTTTTGAGATTCATTTAATCCTAATAATTGATTTGTAATTATTTTTGTTTTTTTAGGTCTACCTCTAGGCATATTTATCTCCTTCGAAAAATGCACTTCTATAGTCTTCATCAATAATATTGGCTTTCCTCATCTGAAGTTTTAGGTCATTGGCATTTCCTATAAATTCTATGTGAGTTGAAAATTCTTTATTTGAAATATTTGGTGGGCATATATCTCCTCTGTTATCTATTCCAATAAAAACACCTATTCCTGCAAGAGGCGTTGGATAGTTTTTATGTATCCAGAAATGTTGATTTTCGGCAAATAGCCCTTCATCATCCAAATAAACTCCATCTCCATTTTCATAGAGACGAACAAATGTAAAGATACTAGATCCTATAAGTCTGTTAATCCATGAATAACCATCTTCAGATGTTATATGTCTAACAGTTGATATTGATCTAAGCTTTGGATTTATTATTGTTGATACCCTATAAGTCATCTTCTGTCTCCTTCGGTGGTATGTGTGTACATGTAAGAGTTCCAGAACGTGAACGTGTTACACGAATTTTGTGTCCTTCAAAGTTACCACCAATGTCAAAATCCATTCTTCTGCACTTTGGGGGTATCCAAGATTTGAAAGAATTTTTTGCATCTTCAGCAACCTTTACTGTTTGTTTGGCTTCTATGATAAGAGAAGCGTCCATTCTAAGATCAGCTTCTGAACTGTCTTTCCAAAACGGATGGTCACGAACATCCATAACATACATGTCTGAATGGTCTACTGGTTGTAATGGAGCAGAATTTTCCATACCTCCCATGTTTCCATTTTCATAAAAGTTCCAAAATATTTTGCATTGTTCTATGTAGTTTCTACACCATGACTCATCTTTATTAAGCATACGCCACTCTATTCTGCAGCGCACACCAAACATTGCCACGAAGTAGCATCTGTCTGCACCAGAAACTATCATATGATGTTGACATTGAGCTGAGTAGTAATCAGCAAGCTCATCGATGTCTTTGAAGCCAAAATGAGCTTTGATTTCAAGGGGCGCATTATCACCTACAACACGACCATCAAATGTAGAGTGCATAGGTATATCATTAATGAGTGTCGTTTTACCACCACCACGAAAGTTGACTTGTCGTTTGTTTGATTCAGCCCATTGGTCAATGATAAATGGCTCAAGATGATTACCAGCATCAAGCAATAGCTGTGTTTGCTTGTTGGGTTTCCATACTTTTTCACCAGTTTTTTGTTCTGCAAGTGTAATCCACTGGGCAATATCTCCAGAAGCAATAACTTTTGCATCTGATGAGCCAATATAGTTGGCTCGTTCCTTTAGTTGTGCTTGTGTTAGCATGGTGATTGCTCCTCTTGTTCATCAGATTTACGATTGTAACATTCGCATTCACCATTTTTTACCTCTGCATATCCGCAGTTTTCTTTACATTGTTCTTCCATTTTATTTTTCCTTGTAATCGGCAAGCTTATATAAGTCAGGCCCGCATTGTTCGGATTGATTATCTATGTAAGCTGATTCAACAGCATCACGAAATTTATATATATTGAAGTTAGTATTTCTGCTTATCTCCTTTACTTTTACAATGAATAATTCTTTGTTTGAAACTAGTGGCGATATTTCTTTAGCAAGCCACTCAAAGTGTTTTTTAGTCAATGCCATTGTCTCCTCCTTGCATTGCAATTCACATTACCATATAGTTGGCTTATGTGAAGGGTTTAAATGATGAGTGAAAAACATTTTACTTCAGATTTAATTAAGCAATTTCAAAGACGTAGATATAGTTTAGGTCTTACACAACCTGCTGTTGACCAAATGATTGGTGTAGCACCCGGACTTGTAGCTAAGTGGGAAAGCGGTAATAGAAAGCCAACATTGTTTAATGCGTATTGTTGGGCTGAGGCTTTGAATTGTAAAATTAAACTGGAGATGCAAAATGATAATATGCGGAATTGACCCTGGAATTACAGGCGGAATTTCTTTTATCCAAGATAATAACTCTGTTATTGCAGAACGTGTTCCAATATGCAGTTTTAATATTGGTAAAAAGAAAAAAACCTTTTTAGACCTTGCTAAAATAATCAACAGAATAGAGGCATACAAGCCTTCTGTAATATTTATTGAAAAACAACAGGCAATGCCTAATCAAGGTGTCTCTAGCACGTTTAAAACGGGGTTTAATTATGGTTTATACATAGGAACATTTGCATCACAAGGATATTCTTACTTAGAAGTGTCTCCTCGTAAATGGAAATCAGATTTACAAGTGTCTGCTGATAAAAATCAGGCAAGGCAAAGAGCCTCCGAACTTATGCCAATGGCAAAAGAATCTTGGAGGCTCAAATGCGAAGATGGTGTAGCTGAATCAGCAATGATAGCTTATTGGGGTATAAACTACTCTACTGAGGCCAAGAACCATAAGGATCAAATGTGGGATGCTCTTTGAGATGAGCAACAATATTATCAAGTCTTTTGCTTTTGGTTTTGATTTCTGATACCGCACCAAATAAATACTCTTCTAACTGTCCGATTTGTTTGATTTTGTATTTGTTGAGCCATCTTGAGTCTGGCTTGAACCATAATGTTGGATTTGCACTGTCACCGATTGCTTTTTTGAGATTTTCATCTTGTAAATCAAATCTCGAAATGCCCGTGATACAACATGCAATAAATAGTCTATTGAGTGCTTGAGTGTCGAGATTAAGGCAGTAATGTAAAGGAGGCGTGCCATCATTGTTGAAAGCTTCAATAGCATTATCACGATGCTTGATAATAATTTGTTGATAAATAGGAGTAGGGTTGTCATCTGGTTCATCTCCTGATGGAAAATTGTTTTGATTATCTGCGTATATACTACCAACTCTGTTAGTATTTTCATATGCCCCATAACCTAGTTTTCTATGACATAAAAGAGACATCATAAGCTTCAAATGTTTTTCATCCATAAGACTGTGTTTTACATTTTCAGCATAATATCCATTTAATATATCTTTTTGAGGTTTGCTCATAATAACAGGAGTTAGTTCTACTTCATCTTCACCTTTGTTGGCTTCTTCCAATGCTTCTTGTACTTCTTGTGATTCTTGTACAATCATTTTGTTGTAATTTATTAAAAATCTAGAAGTATCATAGGTTATAACCATAATCATATCTGATATATTTCTTGATTCTTCATCATGCACTCTTTGGAGTGTTTTTGTTTCTGGATGTTCAAATATATATGAATCCATAAGAACATAAACCATATGATAACCTTCATCATAAAAGCCTTGTTTTTGTTTTTCTATCTCTGATAGCTGTAATCTTTCAAATGCATTGAAGTTAGTTATGTATTGGTCTTCACTAAATAGGTCAGATTCAATAGCAAGTTCTTCTGAGTTTGAGGCATTTATATCAAACAAAGCGCAATGTATGTGTATTTTAGATGATAACATGTGTCTTTTTGCTTGGTCTGAATAATATTCATCATAATGCTCTAGATAGTTATCTTGTTTTTCATGAGTGCCTAGAGTAAGCGCTTTGGCAACGCCAAGATTAAACTCATAGTTTCTGAACTTTTCTTTAGCAAGATCAGATAACTCTGATAATGATATGCGCTGCTTAACCCATGTTTCAGTTTGACCAAATCTAGAAGCAACTGATGAGTAATCTTCTGAACCGTCAGCTACAAGAGCTTGTATTACATCTGATTCATCAAGTGGATGCATATCTTCACGCATCATATTAGCATGTAGACCAACTTCCTTGTCATCATGTTCTAGGACTATGCAATTAATAGGGGTTGCTTTGTCTTTGTATATTTTGTTTAAGGCATCCAATCTCCTGTTGCCATCAATCACATTGAATCCTTTGCCATTCTTAACAACAACTAAGTTGTGTAAAAGACCTTTAGATTTGATTGAAGCACAAAGATTGACCAGAGATGTATCTGAGGCTTTAACCTTACGCACATTGTCTGGTGAGTGCTTTAGTTCTTTGAGTGGTATTTGGTTTTGCATTAGTCTTCCTTATCCTCCATTAAAATATATTTGTCACCGAAATCTAAACCATTAAAGAAATCGTAATTTGATTGGTCAACATGAAAGTATATTTCATGAGTTGCCATCATTCTTTTCTTAGAGCGGTATAATCTAAGAACGATGCATCCATCGTCTTCCATATCTAATTCTACTTTTGCTGGTTTCATAGATACGCTTGACCTATAATAAGACATTTAATCCTCCATAATTTTGTCTGTCATGTATTTTGAGGCAAAAGCAACGCCAATCCATAGTGGTGCGCCAATAACTGACACAAGTAAAGTTGGGTTGATGCCTAAACTTATCAGCATTAGAAGTATTGTTGCTGATAGAAAAAGATGGACAGTTACAAACCATCCAATCCATCTGGTTTTGTTGTTTATAAAACTTAGTTTGCGAATGTAATTTATCATCATCCATACTCTTTGATTTGATAATCGATTGATGTTAGGTAAGTAGAAGGGTCTTCTGATATATAACCCTCTGCTATATCAGCGGCATTTTCTTCGTTAGAGGCTCCGACAGTAACTACATATGTATGATAAAATTCTATTGT